TAGTTTTGTTGTATCTAAGTTTAAAGGCGCACAGGAACGTAAGCTGTCCTCTATTGAATGCCATGACATCATGTGTAAGATCGGTGAGGTAGTTGTCGTAGGTGGTGTACGTCGATCCGCTATGATTTCTCTGAGTAATCTCTCGGATGATCGTATGCGTCACGCCAAGTCTGGTGCATGGTGGGAGAACGAACCTCAACGTGCCTTGGCTAACAACTCTGTGGCCTACACTGAGAAGCCTGACGCTGTGTCCTTCATGCGTGAATGGATGGCACTGGTTGAGTCTGGTTCAGGTGAACGTGGTATCTTCAACAGGAAGGCATCCACTAAGCAGGCAGGTAAGAATGGTCGTCGGGATACTAACTGGGAGTTTGGTACTAACCCTTGCTCCGAGATTATCCTTCGTCCTTACCAGTTCTGTAACCTGACGGAGGTTGTTGTTCGTGCCACTGACAGTATCGAAGACCTTGAGCGTAAGGTAAAACTTGCTACTGTGCTTGGTACTATTCAGTCAACTCTTACACACTTCCCCTACCTGCGTAAGATTTGGCAGAAGAACACTGAGGCTGAGCGTCTGCTTGGTGTGTCTCTGACTGGTATCATGGACAACCAGCTTCTTACTTTGAAGAATGAAGGATTGGAGAAGACCCTTGAACACCTCCGCTCTGTTGCTGTTGATACTAACGCTAAGTGGGCTGATCGCTTGGGTATCCCTGTTTCAACCGCTGTTACCTGCGTTAAGCCAAGCGGAACGGTTTCTCAGCTTGTGGATTCTGCTAGTGGTATCCACGCTCGCCATAGTCGGTATTACATCCGTACTGTGAGGGGAGACAACAAGGACCCCTTGACACAGTTCATGAAGGCAGAAGGTTTCCCGTATGAACCCTGCGTCATGAAGCCTGATACTACGACTGTGTTCTCCTTCCCTGTCAAAGCCCCAGAGAATGCAGTACTGACTGAGGACCTGTCAGCTATCGACCAGTTGAAGATGTGGTTGATGTACCAGCGTCATTGGTGCGAGCATAAGCCCTCTGTTACTATCAACGTGAGAGGGGATGAGTGGCTTACAGTTGGTGCCTTTGTGTACGAACACTTCGATGAGATGAGTGGGGTTTCTTTCCTGCCGTACAACGAACACACGTACCAACAGGCACCGTACCAAGAGTGCGGTAAGTCTGACTACGAGGCTCTCCTTGCTGTCATGCCTTCCGGTATTGACTGGTCTGACCTTAAAGATTACGAGAAGGAAGACAACACGAAGAGCAGCCAGACGTATGCGTGTAGTGGTGAGGTCTGCGAGATAGTTGATCTTACCTAATAACAGGAGTTCCTATGCCTAGTAATGACCCAGAGTACCAAAAGAGGTACATAAGGCAGCACTACTTGGAGAATAAAGACTACTACAAAGAAAAAGCTAGGCGTAGGAGCCAAGAACTGAGGCCAAAACTTAGGGCTTACGTAAACAGAGTTAAGGTCTTCCTTGGTTGTAAAGACTGTGGTTACAAAGAGAACCCTGTTGCACTCCAGTTTGACCATATTACAGGTGAAAAAACGATGGAGATATCTCGGATGGTAAATTCTTGCCACTCTCTTAATAAGATAAAGGAGGAGATGCGTAAGTGTGAAGTCCGTTGTGCTAACTGCCATGCTGTGGTAACACATCAGAGAAGGAAAGAGTAACACTAATGGTCACTGTCCCCACAAGAGTCTTCTAAACTCTCGGCGTTAAATAGTGGGAAGGATGCCAAGGGGTTCGATACCTCCAGTGACCTCCATATAACTTCTGGCCGTGTGGTGGAATCGGTAGACACAAGGGACTTAAAATCCCTCGCCTATGGCATACCAGTTCAAGTCTGGTCACGGCTACCATCAACTCTAACAAAGGGAATCAAATGGCTAAGATTGGCAGCAGTGTTGCTTGGAAGCCTGAACGTAATCACAAGAAGACATCCCAAGCCACTAGACGGGGTAGCCTCAAGCGTTCTTCAATGAACAAGTCTACTAAGCGTCAACACAAACAGTACCGTGGACAAGGGAAGTAGTAGTGCAACAGGAAAGCAAACGCACCAGACGTAAGACTACCTACAAAGGTGCTGCACTTAAAGATACCGTAGAACTTCTACCCCAGAACACTAGCCAAGAACTCTACATCAGGGCCATAGAGGAGCACGATCAGGTTATAGTGTTAGGTCCTGCTGGTACAGGCAAGACGTACATTGCCGCTACCTTCGCCTCTAATCTGTACATCACGAAAGACATAGACAAGATCATCATCACCAGACCCAACGTAGCTGCTGGTAAGTCTATCGGTTACTTCCCCGGTACCCTAGAAGAGAAGATGATGCCTTGGGTTATGCCTGTCCTTGAGGTACTACACTGGCACTTAGGCAAGGGAGCAGTAGAGACAGGTATCAAGAACGGTAACATTGAGATTGCACCATTCGAGACTATGCGAGGGCGATCCTTCCAAGATGCTTTCGTGATCTTAGATGAGGCACAGAATGTTACACCTCACGAAATGAAGATGTTCTTGACTAGGATAGGAAGTAACTGTAAGGTTATCCTGAACGGGGATATCCAACAGTCAGACCTTAACGAGACGAGTGGTCTGTCTAAGGCTATACACATAGCTAAGAAGCACCTGATCCCTGTACCTGTTGTTGAGTTTACTGCTGATGATATTGTACGGTCCGACTTGTGTAAGCAGTGGATCGTAGCATTCATGAAGGAGGGCCTATGAACCCACAAGCAATCGAAGAGAAAGAAGCACTGGAAAGCTACATGATCCCTGACAAAGAAACCTCCCGTTTCAATCGAGTAAATAAACCCTTACACTACAACGTGTCTGGTATCGAATGTATCGAAGCTATTCGTGCTACCCTTGGTCCTAAGGGATTCCAAGCGTACTGCAAGGGCAACGTCATGAAGTACCTTTGGAGGTATGAGTACAAGAATGGTATCGAAGACCTGAGGAAGGCTGAGGTGTACCTTAGCTGGATGATAAAGTCTATAGAGGATAACACCACATGAGAAACCTATACGCCTTCGCCTTAGCATTCTTACTGACTACGGCAACACTATTCACCGCTACTGAGGTACTGGCCCGTACTGTAGAGGACTGCAAGAAGTTCTTCAACAGCTACATTGGACCTGTAGTAGACGCTAGGGATAGTGGAGTACCACCTGCCATGATGTTCAACCAGCTAGTTATGGTAGGTGTACCACAGCCCCTAGCCAATAACATTATCGGTATGATCTATGTAGTCCACGAAGACAACGACAAGGAGTTCATTGAGAACGACTACATGAATTGGTGCGTACCTGTGTCTGCATCAAATTAAGTGTTGACAGCCATATCGAAATGGTTTAATATTAAACTACTTGATCCTATGGGGTAACTAATGACTGTTGGTTCTACTAACAACCCACCGCCTGTAAAGAAGAAACGCGGAAGACCTATTTCAAAGCACACACCTGCCGAGAAGAAGCAGATGTCTTTGGAACAGGAGGCCCGTGAGTTCTTCAATAAGAAACTACAGGAAGACCCAGTACACGGTGATCCTAATTGGCGCAACTTCTACGCAGGGTCTGCTCTGTCTGGACTACTAGCCTCTGGCAAACACGGTAGACCAGAAGAGATTGTAGAAGAAGCCTTTAGGTATGCAGACGTTATGCTCCGTAGGATCAAGGGATAATCCTTATAAAACCCAAAAAACTGAACCCCCCGGAGTAATACCGGGGGGTTTTCTTTTAGTCTTCTATGTTTCCGAGTTCCTCTAGGATAGCGTACTTCCTAGTAATCTCTGTGTCTATGTCCCCTGTCTCAAGAACAAACTCAGCAGGGTCAGAGAACTTACCCCTTGACACACGTCTTGTAGCCTCAGCTACCTTAGACTTATTCCCTACCTTAGATGTTTCGATAAAGAAAAAGTTACGGACGTACCCAAAGGCTTGTCTTCTAATTTGTGGTTCAGGTGACTTAAGCATAGACTCAAAGGTATCTTCTACTGCTGTCTGCACCACTGTAGAGTAGTCACGTATAAAGTCTTTGAGTGCTTCTCTCTTTTCTCTTGGCTCAGTAAGTTGTTCGTAGGTTCTACCTGAGAACTTATCAATCTTAGCTGTCTTAGCCCAAATCTTAAACTCATCATTCAAAGACCTAGAACCAGTGAGACTGTTACCCTTAGCTAGACTTGCGGTAACCCACCAGTCAACAGCAGGGTTAGCAATCCTTTTCTTTACCCTGTACTCCTTGAGGTCAAGGTCTCTCGCTTCTCTTTGAAGAGTTGTAGTAGGAGCCTCTTGCTTGAACCCCATCTGTCGTCTAATAGGATTGAAGCTATTCACAGGATACGGATTAAAGATGCTGTACTGGGGTAAGTCGTACCCATCCGACATACTCTGGTTGGATGCCAGCTTGAAAGACTGAAGGTCAGGGGCAAACCTAACTGCCTGATTAAGTAAGGTTTCATTTTTCAGGATATCACCAAAGAAGTTTCTCTCAGGCAACTGTTCGTACATACTTCCACGAAGTATAGGTCTTGTGTAAGGAGTTGGTGCAGCCTTCGGGTCAATCTGTCCGTACAGGTCACGGGCAACAGCAGCAGGGTACGTGAAGGTAGACAAGAAGTTACCAGCACTCTTAGCGAAAGCATCCGCAGTTGTAGGAGACGGGTTATCCGCATAACTCAGCAGGTCACCTATCGCACCACCTTGGAAACCAAGCTCAGTCATACCAACAGTAATATCTCCGATTTCTTTTACTGTATCCAAGAAAGGTTTGTCGAGAGTTTCCCCTTCTGCTATACGTGCCATTGCGACACCCAAGTAAGTACTTGCAATGAATGGACCAAACGACCTCTTCAAGTCTACTCCACCCTCTGCTTCACCAGTTAGGAACTGGTCGTAGGTAGGCAAGTACCCAGCCTTGTGGAGTTGAGCACCAAGGAATACACCAGACATACCAGTGATAAACCTAGCAACTCTGTCTTCGTATTCCTTCAGAGGATCATCAATAAGCTTTCTGCCTGCTCCTCCCAAACCCATTGCATTTAGTGTCTTGCCCATAGTATCTCCAGCAAGAGCAAGACCTGTGTAGTCCCCAATGTACTCTAGGTGGTTTGCTACATATCTAGGGAAAGGAACACCTATACCTTGTGACATAAGGAAAGGTACCTTACGGTGTATCTTCTCTACAGCAGCAGCGGTTTGTCCGAAAGGTGTCTTGTCCCCGTAGTATGTTCTTTGCATAGTCAAACGGCGAGTGTCATCAACAGCCTTGTTAACTAAGTCTTCCCCAATCTCCTCAAGGGACGTTCCTCTCTTCAAGAAGTCTGTAACATTTCCGTACTTAGTTCCACCTTGCAGAGCAGCATCCCGCATACGCCTGTCCAACATAGCGTAAAAGATGCTCTTCTTGAAAGCTGCGTCAGTGATAGAGTTAAAGAAGTTAGCCTTACGTGCTATACGGACAAGCATTGAGGATTCGCCAGCAGTCACTTCGTCTGCACGAATAACATCATAGAAAGTCCTCTTGTACTCAAGTGGCATATCCTTCGCAAGGAATGTCTGCAAGAGTTCAGCCTCATCTTTACTAGTGGTAAAACCTCTAAGGACACCGATAGAAGACCTAAGAGAGTTTCCTGCTCCTCTTAAATCACCTTTGAGAATAGTCCTGTAGAATGC